GCATTTGAGGATAAAGGATGCTTCACCAAGAGGAACTTAAAGTTATTCTTTGATTACCCATTTAATCAGGTAGGATGCCATAGAATATCAGCATATACATCAGTAGATAATAGTAAGGCTAATACCTTACTAAAGAAGTTGGGCTTTACTAAGGAAGGCTGTTTTAGGGAGATCTCCTCAAGACAGGAAGATGCAAACATTTATGGTATGCTCAAGAGAGAGTGTATCTGGCTAAATAAATAGGAGAAGTATTATGGGTAGCAAATCAGCACCGTACACACCACCACCACCAGTAGATTATGCAGCAGAGGCTCGTCAAAGAAAAAAAGAGGAAACTGAAATGTCGGAAGAGTTAGATCAGGAGCGAGCAGATCTTATTCGTAAAAAGAAGACAGGAAGATATAGTACTTTACTTACAGGCGGTGAAGGCCTATTAGATGAGGCAGAGTCAGGCAAGAAGAGCTTACTCGGAGAAGGATAATGGTTGAGCAGATACTAAAGCGATTAGCTAAACTAGAATCATCTAAGCAAATATGGTCAGAGCATTGGCAAGAGATCCTAGATTATGTAATGCCTCGTAAGGCGGAAGTCACGACTCAGTACGCTAGAGGTGCAAAGCGAACCTCAAAGCTATATGACTCGACAGCGATTCATTCCAATACATTACTAGCGGCATCATTACAGGGAACGCTAACATCAGCATCCTTACCTTGGTTTCATTTAAAGGTGATGGACGAAAATCTAAACCTACGAAGAGATGTATCTGTATGGTTAGAGGATTGCCGTAATAGAATGTATAAAGCATTTAATTCATCGAACTTTAATACAGAAGTCCACGAATTTTATCTTGATATTACATCTATTGGTACTGCTTGTTTAGAAGTTGAAGAGATTGAAGAGACAGGAGCATTTTCATTTAGATCCCTCCATATATCTGAATATTTTGTAACGGAAGGTCATCATGGAGATATAGATACTGTATATCGTAGTTTTGAATATACAGCTAGACAAGCCTACCAGAAATGGGGTGATGCTATTGGCGTTAAGGTTATGGAGGCGTATAGAGAAGACCCAGATAAGAAGTTTACTTTTATTCATTGTGTAATGCCATCATCAGAGTATCAGGGTGAAGCTAAAACGAAGTTGCCCTTTATTTCGACTTATATCGGTAAGGAAGATAAAAATATAGTAGGAGAGGGTGGCTATAACGAGCTTCCTTATCTTGTAACTAGATGGTCAAAAGCATCAGGTGAAGAGTATGGGAGATCCCCTGCTTACAATGCGCTACCAGATATCAAGACACTCAATAAGGCTGTAGAGTTAGGTTTAGTTGCATGGGCTAAAGCTATTGACCCACCATTAACTGTAGAAGATGATGGAGTAATAGGTCGAGTAGTTACAAAGCCAGGCGGTATTACTACGGTTCGTAGAGATGGAGCTATTAGAGAGTTAGGTAGTGGAGCTAGATTTGATGTATCTGATATGAAAGAGTCAGAGCTTAGAGCATCTATCAAGCAAGCATTTTTCTCAGACCAGCTAGAGCTACAGTCAGGGCCTCAAATGACTGCAACCGAAGTTCAAGTTCGTTATGAATTAATGCAGAGGCTTCTTGGCCCTACATTAGGCAGATTCCAGACTGAGTTCTTAAATCCTCTTATCGAAAGATGCTTTAATATTATGCAGCGAAATGAGATGTTTTTGGAAGCTCCAGAATCATTAAATGGAGTAAAGGTTGATATTGAGTATGTTGGCCCACTTGCTAGATCACAGCGAATGGAGGAGGCTGTAGCAGTAGAACGCTTATATGAGATGGCTGGAATGATGGCTCAGATAGCTCCTGAAATAATGGATAATTTGGATCACGATGCAGCTATAAGATCAAGAGCAGAACTGCTTGGTGTACCTAAAAATATTATGAAAGATCCACGGCAGGTAGATGCTCAAAGACAGCAACGGATGCAGCAACAGCAACAGCAGATGGAGATGCAACAAGCGCAACAAGCAGTTAGTACAGCATCACAGGCTATGCCAATGCTAGGCAAAGAGAATGTTGAATCTACACAAGCAGGTATGGAACAGATAGCGGAGGCAATGGGTGGTGGCTAAAGCAATACAGAAACTAAAGAAAGAATATGCAATAGTGTTTGGAACGGTTGAGGGTGAAGCAATCCTCGAAGATCTAAAGGCTGCGTACCAGATGCGTGAATCATTCGTTAAGGGTGATCCGTATGAAACCGCGAGGAGGGAAGGCGAGAGAGCAGTCTATCTTCGTATTATTAGGATGAGTAACTTAAAGGAAACATAATATATGAGTGATGAACAAGCAGCGACCATTGAGCCTGAGGATAATGCACCAGCAATCGCACCCGAAGCAAATGACAATCTAAGCGACTGGAAAAGTGGACTATCAGAAGAGTTGAGGGCAGACCCTACCTTAGCAAATATTAAGGATGCAGAGTCGGCAGCGAATACCTTAATTCATCAGCAGAAGATGATAGGAAGCAGAGTACCTTTACCAAAAACAGATGAAGAGAGAAGTGAGTTATATTCTAAGTTAGGAAGACCAGATGATCCTAGTGGGTATGAATTAAAAGTTCCAGAGGGTTATGGTCAATATTATCCAGAAGAGACAATGAACTCTTTTAGGGAGGCAGGTCATAAGCTAGGACTATCACCAGATCAGATGGCAGGATTGATGGAATGGCAGAAAGGCGCAATTGACTATCAGATAGAGGATGAGAGGAGTCAGGTTAATGCTACGGCAGGTGAGTCAGAAGAGATGTTGCGTAAAGAGTTTGGTAATAATTACGACAAAAACCTAAGAGCTGCCAATAGAGCTTTAAGTGTTTTCGGTGATGACGATATTAGGCAGAAACTACAAGATCCACGATATGGAAATGATCCTTCATTGATTAGACTACTTGTTAAGGCAGGTGAAGGCATTACTGAGGATTCAGCAAAAGGTACTGCTAATAACTCCTTGGTAATGAGTCCGCTAGATGCACAACAGCGTATCGACCAGATCAATAGTGACAAGGGTCACGCATATTGGGATGCTAAAAATCCTAAACACTCACAAGCGCAGAAAGAGATGCAGGACTTATTCGACAAGGCTTTCAATAAATAGTTCTTGCATTTGTGTAAACTTATGGTATTGTTAGTGTAACAGGCGTAAAAACTTGTTGCACTACTCTCAAACAACCACCCTTTTTTAGGATAATGGTTAGAGAAAGATTAATCACTTAATGATTCGACTATTCATCGTAACTGATAGACACCCGATAGGATAATGTCAACTTTATATTTTTTTATTAATTTATTTTAGGAGACATTATTATGTCAACAGAAATCACAACTGCATTTGTAGAGCAGTATAAAAGTAATGTTCTACATCTTGCACAGCAAAAGGGATCACGCCTTCGTGATACAGTTCGTTATCAGCCTACAGTTGGTAAGAGCCATTATTTTGAGCGTATTGGAGCTACGGCAGCAGTAGTTCGTACTACTCGCCATTCCGATACTCCACAGATTGATACTCCACATTCAAGACGCAAGGTTACACTTGTTGATTATGATTGGGCTGATTTGATTGATCAGGAAGATAAGGTTAGAATGCTTATCACTCCTCAGTCAGAGTATGCACAAGCAGGTGCTAATGCAATGGGTCGTGCTATGGATGATGCTATTATCGCAGCAGCTTCTGGTAATGCGTATTCTGGTGTAGCTGGCGCAACAACTGTTGCTCTTCCTTCAGCACAGAAAATCGCTGGCGGTTCTACAGGCTTGACTCTTGATAAGCTACTTAGCGCAAAAGAGATTATTGATTCTTCTGAAGCTGATCCAGACGAGGCTCGCTTTATACTTTGTTCTGCAAAGCAAATTACAGACCTACTAGGAACTACTGAGGTTAAATCTTCAGACTACAATACGGTTCGTGCTTTAGCTTCTGGACAGATTGATACTTTCTTGGGCTTTAAGTTTGTTCGTACTGAGCGTTTGGCTGTTGCTTCAAGCATCCGTTCTTGCCTTGCATATACTGAGTCAGGTCTTGGTCTAGCAGTAGGTCAGGATATCACTACTCGTATTTCAGAGCGTGATGACAAGAACTATGCAACTCAAGTATTCCTATCAATGATCATCGGTGCTACTCGTGTCGAAGATGAGAAGGTAGTGGAGATTGGTGCTTTAGAGTCATAAGCTGTAATTGGGGGGAGGAGGGTTATATTCCCTCCCCTCCTGAATAATTTATTATGGAGTGATATATGGCTACAGAAGTCTCAATATGTTCTAATGCGCTGAGGAAATTAGGAGACGATCCTATTACTTCATTATCGGATAATACAGAGCGAGCTAGACTCTGTAATGCGTTTTATGAGCCTATAAGAGATTCAGTAACCAGAGCGCACTCTTGGAATTTTGCGATTCGTAGGCAAGCACTAAGTAGATTAACTTCTACTCCAGCTTTCACATATGCCTATGAATATACCCTGCCAACAGACCCTTATTGTTTGCGTGTATTATCAATGCAGACTAATGATCTTGATTTTAAGGTAGAGGGTCGTAAGCTATTAACCAACGAAGGTGAAGCTAAGATACTTTATATTGGTAAAATAACAAGTCCTGCTGAATTTGATGCTTTATTCACAGAGGCATTAACTGCAAGGTTAGCGGCAGAACTTGCTTACTCAATCACAGGAAGTAACTCACTTACATCTCAAATGTGGGAGATGTATGAGCTGAAGTTAAGAGAGGCTAGAGGAGCTGATGGCTCAGAAGGATCATTAGATAGTATCGTAGCAGATACCTTTACTGGCTTCCGCTTGTAATGGCTAGAGTTCATCCATTTCAATCTAACTTCACGGCAGGGGAGCTTAGTCCTCGACTGGAAGGGCAGATAGACTTTAAGAAGTACTTTAATGGCTGTAGCGTTCTGGAGAATATGAGCGTATATCCTCACGGTGGGGCTGTTCGTAGGGGGGGATCGTATCATGTTGCAGAGGTTAAAGATTCCGCAGATACAGGAAGATTAATCCCTTTTGAATTTAATGTCACACAGGCTTATGTGTTAGAGTTTGGCGATCAGTATATTAGATTCTATAAAGATAATGGTCAGATATTAAGTGGAGGCAGTGCTTATGAGGTCGCTTCACCATATTTAGATAGTGAATTATTTGAGCTACATTTTGCACAGTCAGCAGATGTTATGTATATATGTCATAGCAATCACGCACCGAGAAAGTTAAGTCGTACAGGTCATACAAGTTGGACTCTAGCTACGCCTACATTTACATGGGCAGGAACTTCTCCTTGGGATGCCACTAATGGCTACCCTAGAACAGTATCATTCTATGAGCAGAGACTGTTCTTTGCAGGAACTTCCGCTAATCCTCAGACAATCTGGGGGTCACAAACAGCAGACTATGAGAACTTCGATCAAGGCACAGGTCTTGATGATCAGTCAATGGAATATGCTATTGCAACGAATAGAGTCAATGTAATCAGATGGTTACAGCCTAGTAGAGATTTAATTGTGGGTACGGCAGGTGGTGAATTTAAGATAGGAAGACCATCAGGTGAGCCGCTTACTCCATCTAATATAATGATCACTCAGCAGACTACTTACGGTAGTTGGACTGCACCTCCTATACAGGTAGGTAGCTCAATTCTTTTCGTCCAAAGAGCTAGAAGAAAGTTAAGAGAGTTTGGGTATAATTTCCAGAATGATGCTTATATCGCACCTGATATGACACTTCTATCGGAGCATATTACGGAAGGTTATCTGCAAGATGCAGAGTATCAGCAAGAGCCAGACTCTATTGTTTGGGCGTGTACGGCAGATGGTAAGTTGCTAAGTATGACTTATGAGCGACCAGAAGATGTTGTAGCTTGGTCACGACATAGTATTGGAGGAGCAGACTCTAAAGTTGAAAGTGTAACAGTAATAACAACTGCAACATCAGATCAAGTTTGGCTATTAATAAGTCGAACTATCGGTGGGGTAACAAAGAAGTATGTAGAATATCTTGACCCAGAGATTAATGTAGATTCTGGTTTAACAGGTACAGTATCTGGCGCATCGGCAACTATCTCAGGACTATCTCATTTAGAGGGTGAGACAGTTAAGGTTGTTGTTAATGGTGCAGTATTTCCAGATCAAGTTGTTAATGGTGGCGCAGTAACACCATCTATACCAGATTCTTGGGGAAATGTTAATGTGGAGGTAGGATTAAGCTATACTTCTACATTAAAGACAATGAGAGCAGAGGTAGGGTCTCAGGCAGGTAAAGCACAAGGTCGTAAAAAGAGATGGAATGAAGTTCAAGTAAGATTACTGAACTCTACAGGAGTTACGATTAATGGAGATTCAATGTCATTTAGAACATCAGCAGATGCGATGGATGAAGGTTTAGGACTCTTCTCTGGAGATGTCAAGGTAACTAATCTTGGCTGGGATAGAGATGGATATATTGAAGTTAAACAGGAGCAGCCACTACCAATGACGATTCTAGGAATTCATGGTACGCTGAATACGGTGGATTAGATGGGAGCAGGACTAGCAGCAGCAGGAGCAGGACTAGCAGTAGCAGGTGGCATTATTGGAGCTAGAGGAGCTACAGAAGCAGGTAATGCAGCCTATAAGCAAGGGCAGATACAGTATGGTCAAGAGCTACAAAGAAGCCATTATGAAGCCAAGGTATTGCAACGCCAAATGCTTGAACAGCTCCATACGCAAATGGCACAATGGGGTGGCTCTGGAGCATCGGTAGGCGTTGGATCGCCTGTCACTAATATGATGAAGACAATTAATGATCTTGAAGAGGATAAGACTCATATCCTCAGAGAAGGCCAGAAAAATGCTTGGCTATTATGGCAAGCAGGATCAGATAAGCAATTAGCAAGTCAGTACCAAGCAACCACTTCGCTATTATCTGGAGCAAGTAGCGCAATGGGTGTTTACAGTGCTGGTAT